ACAATTCTTGAAAAGCATTTAAATCTTTCTAAAGCAAAAGATGGTGAGTATTCAGTTGGATCTACTTCTTATTGGAGAAATTATCTAGCAACCAACTCTAAGTATATTTTCGGTGGTAGTGCTCCTGCTGGAATTACAACTACTGGATATACTGATGCTGCTGGAACAGGTTATGTTGGTGCTTTAGATGGCGACAGTGGTTGGGATCAAAATGGTGCTAATGTTAACTTTGGTGCTTCTGGTGTATTCACTGCATCGTTAGAAAATGGTACAAACTACGGTGGTAAAACTGATTACACTACTTCAGGTGCTTTGACATCAGGTGTTGATGATCTAATCACTGGTTATGGATTATTTGAAAATACTGAGGACACTGAAGTAGATTTCATTCTAATGGGATCTGCAAACTATACTCAAGTAAAGGCACAAGCACTAGCACAAAAATGTATTGCAGTTGCTGAAGCAAGAAAAGATGCAGTAGCATTTATCTCACCTTACAGACAAGCATTCTTAAATGATAGTACTGCTGGTCAATCTGTAACGGTTAGTGACATCGATACGATGACAAATAATGTGAAGGACTTCTATGCTCCTATCACATCATCAACTTATGCAGTATTTGATAGCGGTTACAAGTACATGTATGATCGCTTCAATAATGTATTCAGATATATCCCATTAAATGGTGATATTGCTGGAACCTGTGCAAGAACTGATATTGAACAGTTCCCTTGGTTCTCACCAGCAGGTACTGCAAGAGGAGCAATTCTTAACGCAGTAAAACTTATTTACAATCCTGGTAAGAAACAGAGAGACATTCTCTATTCCAACAGAATTAACCCTGTTATCCTATCACCTGGAGCTGGAATCGTTCTATTCGGTGATAAGACTGGATTTGCTAAATCATCTGCATTTGATCGCATTAACGTTCGTAGATTATTCATCTACCTTGAAGATGCAATTAAAGCAGCAGCAAAAGATCAACTCTTTGAGTTCAACGATGAAATTACAAGGACTAACTTTGTAAATATCATTGAACCATTCCTAAGAGATGTTCAATCCAAGAGAGGTATTTTTGACTTCGTTGTTGTTTGTGACGAAACAAACAATACAGCAGCAGTAATCGATTCAAACGAATTTGTTGCTGACATATTCATCAAACCAGCACGTTCTATCAACTTCATCGGACTAACCTTTGTTGCTACTAGAACTGGTGTTGCTTTTGAAGAAGTAATCGGTTCCGTTTAATCAAGAGGTTTTAATCAATCATGGCTAGAAATCAAGTCAATCCACCACCACTAAGGACGATTTCAGACTTTAAAAGTAAGCTGACAGGTGGCGGTGCTCGTGCTAATCTGTTCGAGGTTGTTCTAACATTTCCTGATGCTGCTCAACCACCCTCTGATGTTCTTGATAGATCAAGATTCTTAGTAAAGGGTGCAAGATTACCAGCATCTAACATTTCGCAAATAGAAGTACCTTTCAGAGGAAGGGTACTTAAAATTGCAGGTGATAGAACATTCGATTCTTGGACTGTTACCGTTATTAACGATACAGACTTTGCAATCAGATCCGCATTCGAGAGATGGATGAATACCATCAATCGTCTTTCAGATAATACTGGTTTAGTTAATCCAGCAGACTATCAAGCAGATGCTTATGTTTATCAGTTAGATCGTGATGGACAAGATCTAAGGGCATATCGTTTCTACGATACATTCCCAACACAGGTTGGTCCTATCGAACTTTCATATGATGCTCAAGGCATTCAGGAATTTACTGTTGAACTTCAGGTACAGTACTTAGAAGTAATCAAGGGTAGAAGTCCTGTAGCAGGTGGCGAGGATATCAACTAAATAGAAGATATAAAGTAAATTTTTTATACTATGGCGAAACTTTTCGGTTTTTCTATTGAGGATACCCAGAAAAAGTCCAAATCAATCATCAGCCCTGTTCCCAAGAACAATGAGGACGGGGTTGATGCTTTTGTGTCTAGTGGATTTTATGGTCAGTATGTAGACATTGAGGGTGCATATCGTTCAGAGCATGATTTAATAAAAAGATATAGAGAAATGGCACTTCACCCCGAATGTGATGGTGCTATTGAAGATGTTGTTAATGAAGCAATAGTTAGTGATCTCTATGATTCACCTGTAGAAGTTGAATTATCAAATTTAAATGCTAGTGAAGGCATAAAGAAAAAAATTCGTGAAGAATTTACTTATATTAAAGAAATCATGGACTTCGATAAGAAGTGCCATGAGATTTTTCGTAATTGGTATATTGATGGTAGATTATTCTATCTAAAAGTTATTGATGTAAAGAATCCCCAAGAAGGTATTCAAGATCTTAGATATATTGACCCATTAAAAATTAAATATATTCGTCAAGAGAAAAAGAAGAAGGGACAAGAGTTAAGTATCATTACTGGTAATGAAAAGCAATCTGTTCCAAATCCAGAATATGATGAATATTATCTCTACACTCCAAAACCAAATTATCCAACTGGAATGGTTAGTAGAGCAGGTAAAGACGCTATAAAAATATCAAAAGATTCGATTACTAATTGTTCTTCAGGTTTAGTTGATAGAAATAAGAACAGAGTTCTTTCTTATCTTCACAAAGCAATTAAGGCACTTAATCAACTTAGGATGATTGAGGATTCTCTTGTTATATACAGATTATCAAGAGCACCAGAAAGAAGAATATTCTATATTGATGTAGGTAATCTACCAAAAGTAAAAGCAGAACAGTACCTAAAAGAGGTAATGTCTCGCTATAGAAATAAGTTAGTTTATGATGCTAACACTGGTGAAGTTCGTGATGACCGTAAATTTATGAGTATGATGGAGGATTTCTGGTTGCCTAGAAGAGAAGGTGGTCGGGGAACCGAAATTACAACTCTACCTGGTGGTCAAAATTTAGGTGAATTATCTGATGTTGATTATTTCCAAAAGAAACTTTATAGGGCATTAGGTGTTCCTGAATCAAGAATTGCTGCTGAAGGTGGTTTTAATTTAGGTCGTTCATCTGAGATCTTAAGAGATGAACTTAAATTTGCTAAGTTTGTAGGACGTTTAAGAAAGCGTTTTGCAGCAATGTTTAATGACATGCTTAAAACCCAATTAGTTCTTAAGAATATATGTACTCCAGAAGATTGGGAAAGAATGGAAGATCATATTCAATATGACTTCATATATGATAATCAATTCGCAGAACTTAAAGAGTCTGAATTGATGGAAGGTAGAATGGGTATGCTTGCAACAATCGAACCTTATATTGGTAAATATTATTCTACCGAATATGTTCGCAAGAGAGTATTACGTCAATCAGATAAAGAAATAGAAGAGATTGATACACAAATTGAAGATGAAATTCAGAAAGGAATTATTCCAGATCCATCAAGTCTTGACCCAATAACTGGTGAGCCATTACCTCAAGAAGGAGATCCAGCGATGGATCCAAACATGGCAGCAGATCCTATGTCAATGGGTGAACAACCTGTAGATCCAGATATACAGGCACAGGCAGCAGAGATTGATAAAAAGTATCAAAAAGATACCAAGAAGGCCGAGTTATAAATATAGGTATATATTTACTATAATTTAATCTTATGGAAGAAATTGTTGATTTGATTGCAACTGACGCTTCTGCAGCAGATATATCCGATAGAATAAAGGATATGTTATATGCAAAATCAGCAGAGCGAATTGAAGGATCTAAACCATTAGTAGCAAATGCAGTATTTAATACTGAAGTTCCTACTGAAGTAGATCAAGAAGCAGATACTGAAGAACCAACTCAGGACCAAGAATAATGAAACTCATTACAGAAGAAATTTCTCAGGTAAAAATAATCTCTGAAGGTAGGGGGAGCAATAAAACTCTTCATATTGAAGGTGTATTCTTACAAGGCGGTATAAAAAACCGTAATGGAAGAATGTATCCTGTAGAAACTCTTTCTAAAGAAGTTAATCGTTATTGTGAAAGTTTTGTTGGTAAAGGACGTGCTCTTGGTGAATTAGGTCATCCTGAAGGTCCTACAGTAAATCTAGATAGAGTTTCTCATAAGATTACATCTCTTGTAAAAGAAGGTAATAATTTTAGAGGAAAAGCAAAACTTCTTGAAACACCAATGGGTAAGATTGCAAAATCTTTACTTGGTGAAGGTGTTATGTTAGGTGTTTCATCTCGTGGAGTTGGATCACTTAAAGAAGATCATACTGGTACTAAAGTAGTTGGTGAAGATTTCCAACTAGCAACTGCTGCTGATATAGTAGCAGATCCTTCCGCACCAGATGCTTTTGTTAATGGAATAATGGAAGGAAAAGAGTGGGTTTGGGACGGAGGAGTTCTTAGGGAACAACTTGCAGAGCAAACAAAGAAATCAATTAATACATTGGTTACTCAAAAAAGGTTAGAAGAACATAAGTTGAGTCTATTCAACAATTTTCTAAATAACCTGTAATTAAATTAAATTTAACAAATCTATAAATAAGTATAGGTTCTTACGGACCTAATTGTCCTATTGGTAGCAATTAACACGAAATGGA